CCCGCATGATCCGGGCGGATCAGACAGAGGTCGGCATCACCGGCTGGCTGGATCAGCGGGGCCGGGCAAATATCGTCCTGACAAAAGGCTGCTATGTCGTTCCCGGCAGCTATAAGCTCTACGTCTACGTCGTGGACCCCACCGAAGGGGACGAGATGACCGTCTGCGTCTACGCCTGCACCGGCTCCGTCATCCCCACCGTGGGCGAGAATGGCCCGGCTCCGGCGGCCCCGACCATCATCGAGACGTACACGGAAGGGGCGCTGGCCGCCCTGGAAGCCCGGATCGCCGCCGTGGAGACCGGGGAAGCGTTCATGCCGGCGCTGGTGCCGTATTCTGAAACGGAAATGGTAGCCAGCTACGACTATCCGGCGGGCGAGATCATTTCTATCGGGATGGAATTATACCGCTTTGTTACGGATGTTGCGCGGGGCGACACCCTCAGTACATCCAACCCGAGGAATATTGAAAAGATCACAATCCGAAAGTATCTGAGCGGGACAGGAAAAGCCGCTGGTTTAAGCTCTCACGCGGAAGGCTACAGCACGGCTTCCGGGAACGCATCTCACGCCGAAGGTGGGAATACAACCGCTTCCGGGAACGATTCTCACGCGGAAGGGATAGAAACTACCGCTTCCGGGCAGGAAGCCCACGCGGAAGGCAGGGAAACCGTCGCCAGCGGAAACACTTCCCATGCCGAAGGCTGGCAGACCACCGCCAGCGGAAGAAATTCCCATGCCGAAGGCTGGGAAAGCATCGCCAGCGGAACCGCCAGCCACGCGGAAGGATACGGGGAAGCCTCCGGGAACGCCAGCCATGCCGAGGGCGGCGGAACGGCAACCGCAGAAAAAAGCCACGCCGAGGGAAACGGCACCGTCGCCAGTGGCTCATATAGCCACGTCGAGGGGGACAACTCAAAAGCCATGGGGTCCAATAGCCATGTCGAGGGCGAATATACCATCGGCACGCACCGCTCCCACCACATCTTCGGCGAATACAACACCCCGGACCCCAGCAGCAGCGGGAACGCCTCCCGCGGCAACTTCGTCGAGATTGTCGGCAACGGCACGTCCGAAAACGCCCGGTCCAACGCCCGCACCCTGGACTGGGCCGGAAATGAGAGCCTGGCCGGCGGCCTGACCCTGGGCCTGGGATCGGCCATGGAGACCTTCCTTTCCCCGCTCCAGCTCCGGGCCATGATGCGCCGCCTGTCCTCCGGCCGCTGCCATGTGGTCCGGGGAACCGGCAACAGCGGCGTCCTGGTTCCCGCCCCGATCCTCTCCGCCTCCGGCATTACGTTCGGCGGGCAGGACAGCGCAGGCGGCTACGGCTATTATTTCGTGGACGATTACGGGGCCATCCTGGGCGGCGTGGTCGCAAACGCCGGTCTCATCCCCTTTAGCCAGGACCTGACCCTCCCGCCCATCATCTTCCCGCGCTCCGGCTACATGCCTTACGACGTCATGTTCTACTGGGATATAGAGAATCAGCAGATCAAATACGCCTATCCGCCCGCCTACGCCTCTTCGGACCTGCCCGAGAACATGTACTGCTTCGGCTACTGGCGGTGGAACGCCGCGACGGGCCGGCTGTATGACTGTGAATTTGACATCGAATGAGCGACTGAAAGGAGCTCTCCATGATCCAAATTGAACGCACCTACGACCCAGCGAAGGGCCTCCTCCAAATCGAGGACCTGTCCGGCTACGTGTTTTCCGCCGAAGCGTTTGCCCATACGTTCATCATCCGGCGGGAGGACAATTACGGCTTCGAGGGACAGATCACCGCCCGCTTTGTCCGCGCCGACGGCGTGACCGTCTACGTGGAGGGGACCACCAACGGCCCCGTTACGGCGGAGCTGACCCTCCCCCCGGAGTGCTACGCCGCCCCCGGCCGGTTCCTGCTGGTGATTTTCCACGTGGTCGAATCCATCGCCTACGTGATCTACGCGGGCCGGGGAACCGTCATCGCCGCCGAATCCGGCCAGACCATCGCCGCCTCCGGCACCGTGGACAATATCGAGCAGCAGATTGAGGCCATCGTCAACAGGCTCTCCAGCACGATCAGCACCGCGAACCTGGTCGCCCTCTTTGCCCGGAACATCGGCGACGTGGAGGGCGACCTGGAGGAAATCAAGAGCGCCTACCGCGGCGTCCAGGCCGCGCTGGACGAACAGGGCATCATGGCCCTGAACGATTCCCCGAACCTGCTCAAATATCAGCCGGAGGGCGTGAGCACCAAGGTTGCCAACGGCCCCATCGTGGTCAAGTATCATACCATCCCGGCGGAAACGGCGGAGGAAGCCGCACAGCCCATCACCCTGACCTTTGACGATGCGAACATCCACGCGGGGATGGCCCTCCATTATGTGATGTCCCGCGTCTATGCCGTCTGCGTCCAGTCCATGGTCACGGCCACCATCACCGAGGGCCGGGCCGTCGTCACCATCGCCGCCCGCCCGGAGGCCCATAAGGCCACCTGTGCCCTGGACCTGGTATTCTGCGTCCAGGAGACCGCCTCCCTGCCCTACGGCGAAATTGCCGCCACCTACGGCCCCGGCCCCTGGCTGAATTCTACATCAAATCAATACCACGGCGTGGAGCATGACGAAATCGTCGAGCGGGTCGTCGCCCTGGGCGCGGACGCGGTCACGGACAGCGACGGGACGGTCTACGACAACGCCGTCGCCTTCATCGTCGCCAACGCCCCGAAACAGGGCTACAACAACGCCGACCACCTGGTCTTCAACCACGGCACCGACGGCGGCTCCTACACCAGGGAGGACGGCTCCGTCTACACCTACGGCCCTTCCGGCATCCTGGACCTGGTAGAGGGCGAAACCTACACCATGTCCTGCTACGCCCGGATTACCGACGGCGAAAACGCCCGCCTGGTCCTGGGCTACGGCCACAACGCGGGCGGCTATGTCTCCTATCCATCCAAACTGGCCAACCATAAGTATATCGACATCACCAACACCACGTGGAAGCGGATCGTGTTCAGCTTTGTTTATCACGATACGCTCAAATACATGGCAGAAGGCGCGAATCCTTACGAGGTCACGGTCAACCACAAAAAGCGCGTTGGCTTCGGCGTCTGCCGGAGGTATAACGGCACCGTTCAGCTCTGCGGCTTCCGCCTGGTGAAAGGCGGCCTCTACGGCTCCGAAACCGTCCAGACCCTGGAGGCCAAATATAACGACATCCACGACACCACCGGCCAGATGGCCGCTTTCCTGGCCTCCGTCGCCCCGACCGAGAACAACCCCACCGCATCCACCAACTACCCCGTCGGGGCGCTGATCGTCCGGAACGGGACGCTCTACAAAACCACCACCGCCGTCACAACAGGCGCGACCTGGGCCGTGGGAACGAACATCCAGGCCACGACGCTGGCGGCGGAGCTGGCGCTCAAGGCTAACGCTTAAGATAAGAAGGGAGAAAAATCATGACGCAGTTTTACATCGTCGAGGTCCAGCAGTATGCCAATGGCGAATTCGGCCACCTGGTCCATTATGCCTGGGATGAGGACGCGGACCGGGCCCGCCTGAAAGCGGAGAGCAAATACCACGAAGTCCTGGCCGCTGCCGCCGTCAGCAACACCCTCTCCCATGCGGCGATCCTGTTTTCCACCGAAGGATTCCCGATCATGAACCAGTGCTATAAGCACACCGTGGTCCCGGAGACCCCCGCCCCGGTCGAGGAACCGGAGGAAGAACCCGCCGAAACCCCTGCGGAGGACGAAACGAACGGGGAGGGCTAAACCATGGCCAAAACGGAAAAAGAGCTGAAATGGAATCTGCTGAAGCTTCCCGGCGGCGTTCTCCAGGCTTCCGTTACCAGCGTGAGCAAGCCGATTGAATCCATGCTGCCGGACGGCCCTGCCTACCAGCGGCGCTTCGAGGATGATCTGCGGGCCGTCGGGTCCTTCGACCGGATCGACATCCTGATCGATTCCATGGGCGGCCTGGTGGATTCCGCCGCCGGCATGTCCTCCGCGATCCTGGCCACGAAGAAACCCGTCCGCGTCCTGATCCAGGGGGCGTGCGGCTCTGCCGCTACCCTGATCGCCTACGGTACGGCCGCGAAAACCATCTGCATCACCCATTCCGGGAAGCTCGTGTTCCATATGCCCCGCGTGGAGGGCTACGGCCACACGAAGAGCGGCGTCTGGAAGCTGATCTATAGTTTCTCCCGCCTGGGCACCGTAAACGCCATGGTCGGCCTCTACCGCGCCCGCTCCAAGCGCTTTTCCCGCGCGGAGCTCAAACAGATGATGTCCGAGGAGCGCCTTCTGTCCGCCCATGAGGCCGTCGAAGCCGGTTTTGCGGATAAGATCGTCACGCTTGACGCATTTCAGAGGGGGCAGAGGGGGAATGTGTGATGGTAACAGCCAGGGCATTTATTGAGCAGGTCTTGATCCCTTTGAGGGAGGCCTGGGGCTACATCTACGGCTACGCCGGGGTGACCTGGACAGCAGAGCTTCAGGACAAGATCGAACGGACCACGGATGCCAACCGGGCAGCGTCCCGGCAGTATGGCAGCCAGTGGATCGGGCGGATGGTGTGCGACTGCTCCGGCCTGATCCGCTGGGCCCTCCGGCAGCTGGGCTCCGACATCATCCACCAGGCGCGCTACCAGTACACCGATCAGAGCGCCCGCAAGGGGACGCTGGTGAACGGCCGGCGGGAAGATGGTCAGCCGATCCTGCCAGGAACCGCTGTATTTTTGCAGGGCAGCCAGGAGCGGATTCATCACGTCGGCGTCTACGTGGGCCAGGGCATCTGTGTCGAGGCCAAGGGCGCGCGCTACGGCGTGGTGACTTCTTCGCTTTCCCATTGGGACCACTGGGGCGAGCTCAAGCAGGTGGATTACACAGACGCCGAGAAGTTGGAAGGCGCGATCGAGATTCCCGAGCGGGGGGACGGTCAGGAGCCGGAGAGCGTTTGGCCGAAGGCCGTGGTCAACAACCCAGGAAAATATCTTAACCTCCGGGCCAAGCCGGACAGCGCCAGCAACCGCCTGGCGCAGATGCCCAGAGGGTCCACCGTCGAGGTGCTGGCCCAGGAGCCGGACTGGTGGCAGGTCCGCTATGGCGGCCGCATCGGCTGGGCGTTCGCTCAGTACCTGAGCCTGATCGAGCCGGACATCGATGAGCCAGGCGACACAGAGCAGGAGATCCAGCTGGATCCTGCTCCGGATCCCGCCCCGGCTGCGCCCGCTGCGGATCCTCAGCTGACGGACTACATCGCCGAGCTCCGCGGGATCCGCGAGAGCATCGACCGGGTGATCCGGATGATGGGAGGCGGTCAGGCATGATCTGGGTGATTATCTCCATCGTTACGATTGCGGCAGTCGAGTGGCTGCTGCTGATCGGAAAAAATCGGCCGGGACGGAGGTGAGAGAATGGATACAAACGTCATTGTTGCCATCATAACCGCTGGCGTCTCCCTGATCGGGACCGTTATCACGGTTATGATGGCCAACCGTCAGACCCTTGCGGCCATGTCGGAGCAGTCAAAATTGACCGACGAAAACATCAAGGGCAAGATCTCCGTCATTGAGACGAAGATCGACGAACTGAGCAAACGTGTGGATAAGCATAACCAAATGGTCGAAAGGACCTACAGCCTGGAAACGCGGGTGTCGGTCCTGGAAAAGAAAGGAGCATGAGATGAACATGAGCATGATTGACTTAACCCCAGTTTTTCAGGCCATCATTGCCCTTTTGGCCGCCCTGGTCACCTACCGTCTGATCCCCTGGATCCAGTCCAAAACCACCAAGAACCAGCAGGAGGCCCTGATCACCGCCGCCCGGATCGCCGTCCTGGCCGCGGAACAGGTCTTCGGCTCCGGCCGCGGGAAAGAAAAATTCAACTATGCCCTGGCCGCCCTGAAAGCCGCCGGCTTTAACATCGACGGTTCTATTGCCATCGCCGCCATTGAAAAAGCCGTCCGCGACCTGAACCTTTTCAAAGATATTCCAGACGACGAACCGGATGGTCAGGAAGAGCCGGTCGAAGTGGTCGACCAGTTAGACACGGACGGCGTGAAGTTGGACAAAATCTTATACAGTGACGATAAGCCGATCGTCAAAATTACGACGACCCCGGCCGAGGTAGGCTCCGATTATATCACCACCGCCGGCTCCCCGACCGTCACCGCCGAAAACACCGTCACCGCCGCCGACCACGCTGACGCCGCCACCCAGACCATCACCACCACCCCGGAAGCACACCCTCCCGAACCTTCCGAAAACGAATAATCTCTGATACGCACGAGCCCCGGCAAAACGCCGGGGCCCGTGTTGCATGTCGTGTTGCATCGCGCTTCAAAAAGCCGTTTTTTACTCCAAAAAACCGAAACCCTTTTCGGATTTCCGAAACGTGAAAACGCCCTCTACAAGGGCAAAAAGAAAGAAACCGCGATATTTCGCGGTTTCTTCTGTTGGTGCGGCCAACGAGACTTGAACTCTGGGAAAAAGTGGATAAAACGCCGTCGTAGACGTGGTTGTGAAAATTTCGTGTTGCATGGCGTGTTGCATCACTTGAAAAAATTGTCGATGGATTCGGTGATTTCCTGGTCCTTGGCCTGCATGACATGCTGATAGACCTGCTTGGTCATTGACGTCGTAGCGTGCCCCATCCTGGCCATGATGTATTTGTCGGGGACACCCAGGGAGAGCAGGACGCTGTCGTAATAGTGGCGCAGGCTGTGGAAATGGTAGGGCATGTGGAGACGGTGCATCAGGCGGTCGAAGCGCTTGGTGATGACGTTGGGATGAAAGGGAATGATCAGGGCGTCCGGAGAGACGCCCTCCGGCCGGGTGAGGCATGGCCTGGCTGCCGGCGGGATGGAGACGGTGCGGATGCCGGCGTTCGTCTTCGGGGCGTGGAGGACGAAGTTGCTGCTCTTTGATTCCAGGGTGAAGGCCTTGGTGATGTAGAGCAGGTTTCCACGGACGTCCGACCAGGTGAGGGCGGAGATCTCTCCGCGGCGCAGGCCCATGGTGCTGGCGATGATCAGGACGGGCTTGAAATCGTCCGGGGCGGAATCGATCATCAGGGCGACTTCCTCCGTGGAGGGGATCTCTATTTCTTTGGGTACCAGGCGCGGGAGACGGACGTGGAGGGCCAGATCCGGCGCGGCCTGGGCGAGGGCGGCGGTCAGCAGGCTGTAGACACAGTGGACCGTTTTCGCGCTGCGGGTGCGGGCCAGCTTGCTGATATATGCCTGCACCTGTTCTGAGGTCAGGCGGCGGACGGAGACGTCCGCAATGGGGCCGTAATGCACCCGGAGCAGGGAGCGGTATTTGAGGACCGTAGACGGGGAGAGGACCGCGGCATTGTGATCGATGTAGGCTTCGATGGTCTCCCGGACGGAGCGGTCCTCCGGGCGGATATTGCGGCGGATCTGCCACTGAGAGGCCTGATATTCCGCGTCCTTCTTATCGGGCGAGGTAAAGGATTCATACTTCCGTTTTCCGTTTTCATCCTTCCCGGCATAGACGAGGCAGCGCCAGGATCCGGAGGGGAGCAGGTGAGCAGTTGGCATGGGGTTCTCCTTTCAGTCGAACAGGGATTAGGCCATTTACAGCAGTTTCAATTATTCATCTTCCCTTATAGTTATGGATTGCAAGTACCGCATGGCTTATAGCCCTGGTCTATCAGCGTCTGACGGTCTCCGTAATACTCCTGCTTGTTTTTCTCGGACATGTCGGTCGCGCCCTGGCACCAGGGGAAGTGAAACTTCCTGGACTTGACGTTCAGGATGTAATCCGGCTGGGCGGAGCGGGAAGCCGGATCCTGCAGGTCTCCTTCCGCGATCATGAGCAGGCCGTCATCCGGATCCGGCTCGCCTTCCGCGCGGTAAAAGCCGGTGCCGTAGTCAATGATGTAGCCGGGCTGGATGTTGTAGCAGTATGCTGTCATCCGCAGGCCGTTGGTTTCGATCGAATACAGCGTGATTTCCACGGCGCGCGGGAGCAGTTCGGACCCCTGGTAGATCGGCGTGACTTTATAGAGCAGGTGTTCGCCGGTCCGGCTGACGTAGGTTCTGGCCCGGTTTTCAACCGGCAGCATTTCTTCCAGGTTCAGATACTCCGTGCCGGTGACCAGGTTTTCCTGGCAGGCCGTACCAGACGTCAGTTGCGCGCCTACCAGATGGCAGCGGTGATAAATCCCGCCGGTCTGCCAGCCGGCAGGATAGAACATTGAGATATCCTGCCGGCGCTCCGCGTCGATGGACGCCCTGGACAGGATCGCGAAGGCCGTGCCCGCTCGGCCGTACTGATCGAGCGGGGAAATATAGACCCGGCCGTCATCGAAGGCCGCCGGCGTTACATTGAAGAGGATCATGGCGGCGTTGCCGGGATCCTCAGCTGACGCCAGACAGGACAGGAACAAAAGGGAAAAAAGTACAGCTATGATAGGTTTTCTCATTATATCTTATTCACCCGATTTCCATATCGGGAAGAGATACAGATTCCCCCGGATATACTTTCAGAGCCATAGCCATCTGCTGGCGAATGTATTCTCGGCCCTGAGAGGACAGCGAGCGATAGTCCCGCAGCAAAGTCAGTTCGGAAGCGTTCATTTCTTCCGGCTGACTTTTTATTTGCCTGTGTTCTGTGATCAGATACCCGACAGTACAGCCGAGGCCTTCCGCGATCATGGCCATCGTTTCTTCGGTCGGTGATCTCTTTTCCGCTTCGATCATGGAGATAGCCTGCTGAGATACGCCGCTCAGTCTGGCCAGGTTTTCCTGGCTCAGATTCCGGGCCAGACGTTCCGCTTTCATGTTTTTCGCAAATGTGCCCATTTTTTCCACCTCAGTTTTTTGTTTATTATACCACTTTTGTTGTTGACAATATAAAACCATTGTGTTAAGATACCACTACAATAGTTGTGTCGAGGTGATTACATGGTCAATCTACGCGCCATGCGGGAAAAGAGAAAAATGACGCAGCAGGAGCTTGCTAACCGGGCAGGTATCCCTCAGCAGACCATTGCCGCTATTGAAACCGGCATCAGGAAGAACCCAGGCGTCATGACTTTGTTCCCGATCTGCAATGTTTTGAAATGCACCATCGACGATCTGATCGTCGAGGATGAAAAAGGAGCCTAAAAAGCGCAACCGATTTCGTATTTGAAAGGGGTAAATATGGGAATGAAAACCACTTTGATCAGAAGCGGGCCTATTGCAATCATAGCTCCGGACGGCTTTTTCTTAAAACCGGATACGATTAAGCGCGCCCAAGAGGACATTAACAGGCAGTTGGAAGCCGGCGCAGAGCCACAGAGCATCGTATTGCCGTCCTGCTTTAAAATTGCTCGTGTGATTTACAAGGAAGAAAGAATCATCACAGAGATGCCGGAGAAGCCGCGTCAGCTGAGACCGGAGGACTTTGACAGCGACCTGGCGGACGCGGACGGTGCCCTTCCCTGCTGGATGGAAGTGAACGAGGAAACACGCCAGGCGTGGATCCAGCAGTACGGCTTCGAGGAAGATACTGTTTTCAGCGGCTGGACGACGGTGAAGCGGGACGAGATCGGAGATCCGGAGGACGGCTGCACCTACTGGACGGGGAACCCGGGGAATAGGGAATAGGCAATAGACCGAAGGGGGCGACGATAAATGCCGAGGGTCATGCTGACCGAGGCCCAGCGGAGGGCTGAACGGTACCGGAAGGAAAACGAGGAAATCAAGGGGCGGATTGGCGCTTACATGATGATCTCCGGGAAAACACTGGCCCAGGTGGGCGCACTGGCGGGGATCCGTCAGACGACGATGTATGAGCGAATGAAGGACCCGGGGACGCTGAGACTGGACGAGTACAGACGGCTGATGGATGTCGTAGGTAGGGATTAGGCATTAGGGATTAGGCATTAGGCCGGAAGGAGCGAAACATGTTCAAAAGACTGATCGCGTCGCTGACGCTGGATTATGAGTTTGTGGCCCGGGGGCGCGGGGTCCTGACGATGGATGAGATGGACCTGATCTCCCGCGGGGACAGGATGAAGGTGGAGAAGGCCGACCAGATCCTGCCGCCGCCGGGCGTGCAGCCTTCCCAGGACGACCGGATCGACCTGAAGGAGTGCGGGCTGATCGTGAACCACATCGACGAAATGTGCGAGTGGATAGAACAACTGAGCCGAACGGAAATCGTGTGATTTCTGAGGCGATATAACCAAATTTGAAGGAGGAAGGACTATGCTGTCAATCACCATCAACGGCCTGAAAGAAGGGCCGAAAACACTGGACCAGCTGAAGGGCGCGATCATCCTGTTCAGGAATGATCTGGGAGCCGGGAAGGCGATCATGGGAGATTTTTCACCGACTGATTTTGTCATGATGATGAAGGTGTTCCTTTCCGGGAACGATGAAGCGAGCATGAAGATCCGCACGGCTAAAGCGGTCGCTGAATTGATGCCCGATCTGGGTGACGAAGATATCGTAGACATATCGGACAGCGACAACCCGGAGAAAAACCCGTTCGCGGCGTTCATGAAAGGGATGAAAGAGCATGAGTGATCAGGCAGCCGGCCGCGTTCCGGACCTGGGGCCGGAGGAACATCGGCACATCTGGGAATACAACCCCATTTACGATCTGTTCGTCTGCCGGGTGTGCATGGCGATGCGGTTTCCGCTGCCGGGCGAGG